GATTTAGATACACAACAAGCAAACGTAGAATTGTTAGCCACTGATGGCGAAATTAGTTATATTGTTATCGAAAATGGTGGCACTGGATATACTAATGCTATTATTACTATTGATGGTGACGGAACTGGAGCGAATTTTACACCAGTTATTAACCAAGCAGGAATAATTACAGGCGTAAATGTTGTCAATCAAGGTTCGGGTTATAGTTACGCAAATATTACTATAACAGGCGATGGTAGAGACGCAACTGCAAGAGCTATTATGGCTCCAAGTGGTGGTCACGGATCTAATGCTCCTGATGAATTATTTGCTGATACACTTTGTTTTTATTCTAACTTTGAAAATGAAGCAATTCAAGATCTTACAGTAAATAATGAATTTAGACAAATTGGTATTATTAAAAATCTAACTGAATTTGGTTCTATCCATAATCGTTTTAATATTGAACTTGGATCTGCGTGTTATGCAATTACGGGAACTTTTTTAGGCAATAATTACCCAGAAGATTCTAATATTACTACTTCCGGCGCCAGTAAGTCGCTGAGAGTTGTTACATCAAACGATAACTCAATGTTATTACAATCTTTAGATGGATCTATTCCAAGTGTTGGAGACGTATTCTACTCTGCGGGTGAATTAAATCCATTTACAATATCAACAGTTACTGATCCAACTATTAATAAGTTTTCTGGCAATATGCTTTACGTAGATAATAAACAAGCATTTACACCTTCGGGTGAACAATCTGTCGTATTTAGAACTTTCATTAAATATTAACTTATAAATAATTCTAATAGATCAATCAATCCAAATTAGAGTGTAGCACGCAATGACAATAAATTTTAATACAGATCCTTACTATGACGATTACGATGAAGCAAAAGATTTTTATCGTGTTTTATTTCGTCCTGGTGTTGCTGTACAAGCTAGAGAGCTTACACAGATTCAAACAATTCTGCAAAAACAAGTAAGCAGAGTTGGAGATCATCTTTTCAAAAATGGTTCTCAGATTATTCCTGGATCTGTTAATGTAGACAATGATGTACATTTTGCAAAGTTAAATACTACATTTAATTCTGTTGAAGTTACCAGCTATCTAAGTGACTTCCAGGATATGATTATTACTGGATCTACGTCCGGAGTTACTGCTGTTGTTTTGGATTCATCAGAGTGTAATTGCGTTATTGATGGTACTATTCCAACTCTATATTTTAAATATGAATCAACAGCTGCTGATGGAGAAACTAAAAGGTTTATTCCAGGTGAAAACCTTGTTGCTAAAGCTGTTGATAATACTACAGCAAATAACTACCGATTAACAGCTAATTTGTCCGCAGACTTGTCTGTTACTATTTCTGCTCCAGTTGGAAATACTACTTATACAAATAATGCTAATACTGACGTAATTGGTCGCGGTTTTGCGGTTGAAGTTAAAGAAGGTATTTACTATATTGATGGGTTCTTTGTTAGAAACGATGAACTTCACTTATATACTGGTAGATTCTCAAACACTCCTACAGCCCGCGTTGGTTTTAAAGTAGTAGAAGAAACTATTACTCCAGAAGCTGATACTACACTTCTTGATCCTGCGCAAGGGACATATAACTATACGGCTCCCGGTGGCCACAGATATAAGATTTCTTTAGAGCTTACCGAACTGCCAGAAGAATCAAGTGGTGCTGATAATATTAAATTTATCGAACTTATTCGTCTTAAAAATGGTCAAGTTCAAACTAAAATTTCTAGGACGTCTTATGCTGAGCTCGAAAAAGCTATGGCAAGACGAACATATGATGCAAATGGCCACTTTGAAGTAGATAAATTTAAGCTTACAAAGCGTGAACATTTAGATGATGGCTCGAATAATGGTGTCTATACTTCTGCTGATGGCGGTGATACTAATAAATTCGTTATGGCGATTGATGCCGGTAGAGCTTATGTGTATGGTTATGAAGTAGAAGCTATTACCACAACCTTTGTTACTCATGATAAAGCAAGAGATGCTGATCATACAGTTGAAGTAGAATCTCTTCCTGTTGGAACACCTCTTGGTAACTATGTTCTTATTAATAACTTAAGAGATGGATACCCAGACTTTACAACATATGAGCAAGTAAATCTTACAAGAGCTTATACAACAGCTGGTTCTGACCACTTCGCACCGGGATCCTTATCGGGTCTTGATGAAGTAGTTGGTACTGCTAGAGTTAAATCATTAGAACATCATTCAGGTGATTATGGTTCTAATCCTACATTTAAGCTTGGACTGTTTGATATTCAAATGAAATCTGGATACTCATTTACAAACGATGTAAATGGTATTCGTGATGCTGCTGGCGTAATTGGAAATGTATGCTATGGTGCTAACATTGTTCCAGACGTTGATGAAGGTTATGTTACCGGTACTGCAACTAATACCTCTGGTGGATCTACAACAGTAACTGGTACTGGTACTCTTTTTAGCTCTGAATTCTTAGTTGGAGACGTAATAGTAATTAATGGATCAGTAGCTGGACAAGTAGCTTCTGTTGAATCAAATACATCATTAACACTAACTGGCACATCAGAAAATGCTAATGTATTGAATGGTAGAGTTCAAAAACTTAAAACAGTATTACAAGATTCTGAGTATCCAAACTTAATCTATCCTGTAGGTTATCAATATATTAAGTCTTTGTATAACATCGATGCAACTAGATTTGGTACATTAAGTGTTCGCAGAATTCTTAGTGATACTACAGATTCAAGCGGTAACTTTTCAAGTACTCTTTCTGCTCAAGGCGAAACGTTCTTATCAGATCAAAATGCTGAAAATTACACACTATTTGATAATAATGGTGATGTTGTAGATATTGACTCTGGTGATATTTCTTTTGACAACGATTCAAATCGTAAAACTGTTACTATTTCAGGATTAAGTAATAATACTGCTTATACTCTTGTAACCACTATTAGACAAAGTGGAACAGTAGGAGCAGAAAAAACTAAAACATTACAAACAGCATTTACCCAAGATATCACTGGAAAGAAAACTGTTACTGGTTCTAGAATTACACTTCAAAAAGCTGATGTTCTTAGAATAACAGATATTCAAGTTACTCCTGGAGACTATACTGCATTTGATGCTAATAACGCTGTTTCTATCTTTAATAACTTTACTCTTGATAATGGCCAAAGGCCAACTCACTATCAAGCCGCAGCTTTGGTACTTAAATCAAATAAGAAAGTTCCTACCGGTGCAATTAGAGTAACTTATGATTACTTTACTCATTCCTCAGCTGGCAACTATTTTACTGTTGATTCTTATACTCGACCAGATAACCCAGCCGTTGGTATTACATACGATGAAATCGGGACTACTAATTTTGATAATGGTGGTTCAGTAAACCTTGCCGATGTTGTAGACTTTAGACCAGTTATTTCTGGCGACAATACTACGTCAATCGAACTTCCAGCAATTGGAACAGATTTAACTACTGACCTTTCGTATTACTTAGCTCGCATTGATAAGATTTTGCTTACATCAAAAGGCGAGTGGAAAGTTATTAAAGGTGTTCCATCAGAAGATCCACAAGAACCTGCTGATTCTGATGGTGGCATGGTCATTGCTACTCTCTTTGTTCCTCCATATACGAAAAATGTTGGGGACGTTAAAGTTCGTCAAAGAGATAATAGACGCTATACGTTTAAAGACTTAGGTCAAATGGAACGTCGTATGTCTTCTATTGAAGAATACGTTGCTCTTGATCAATTAGAAAAATTAACGGCTGATCTACAAATTACTGATCCGCTTACCGGTATTGATAGATTCAAAAATGGATTTATCACTGATCAATTTACCGGGCACTCTTTAGGAGATGTTCAGCTTAACGATTATCGAGCTTCTGTTGATGCATTAAATAAAATTATGCGTCCTATGCACTTTACATCTTCGCTTGATATTATTGAAGATGTTTCGGATCAGGCTGAAAGATTGGCTGCCGGTTATCAAAAAACTGGTGATGTTATTACTCTTCCTTATAATGAAGAGTCTCTTATTTTTAATCCATACGCCTCGCGAACTATTGATGTCAACCCATATAAAATTGGTGCTTTTAAAGGCGAGATCACTCTTAATCCTGAAGGTGATAACTGGAAAGAAACTGATCGTAGACCAGATCTTGTTGTAACTGATAATAATGGCTATGATGCAATTCAATATATTGCTGAAGAGCTCGGTATTACAGGTACTCAATGGAACGAGTGGGAAACAAACTGGACTGGTTCTTCAACATCGTCTAGAACATGGCAAAGAACTAGTGGCAGAAATACAACAGGCTTCCAAGAAACAGTTACAACTCTTACAGGCACTGAATCTCGCACTGGTGTACAAACTAATATTTCAAGTTCTGTTAACTCAGTAAATTATGGAGATCGTGTGGTTGATATATCATACATTCCATATATGAGACCAAGACCTGTAACATTCGTTGCTAAAAACTTGAAGCCAGATACAAAGTTCTTTCCGTTCTTTGACGATAAATCAGTTACTGATTATGTTATTCCAGCTCAGGTAATGAAAGTGACTCTTTCATCTGGTGCGTCATACATGGACTTTGATCCAGTAAACTTACAACAAGGTGTAATTGCTGATCAATATGAAAGACTTGAGAATGGTAGAGTTGAGCCAGCTTTTGGTATTGGCGATGTAGTCAAAAACTCAACGCATACTGCAACTAACATTTCTGCTATTACCCACCTTACATCAGCTGCAGCTTCATTTAACCTAACGGTTGCTTCTACAACTGGTATTTTACCAGGTCACCATGTTATGCTTTATAACTTGGGTGCAAATAGAGCTATTACAGCTTCACCTGCAGGTGATAATATTACAATTCCAGAATCAACTATTACAGATTTTACCAAAAATACTTCTGAAGAGTTAAACTTAAAGAAGTTTAAAGTAACTGCTGTATCAGGTACTACTATTACTCTAGCTAATATTGATGGTACTAACATTGATGCGTTCTCTGCATATGATACAACAGCTTATACATCTCCTGATGGTGGCAAATTATTAAGACTTACAGCTTCTGGTGTTGTTGCATTCCAAGGTGTTATTGATACTTTAGGCGTAGGAACACTTACATCTTACGACAGAGATATTCATATTGTTAATCAAAAAAATGGGTTTGGTGTAGGTGAAACTATAACTGGTTCTATTACTACAGCTGGTGGACAAATTAACTCAGTTGATATTGTATCAATCAATAGTCAAACCGATGCTACGACTGCGGCTCCAGTGCTTTCTTCTACAGATGATATTAGAACTGATACTTGGGGATCTGGAGTTGGTGTATTCCGTATTCCACAAAATGATGTATTAGCATTCCGTACCGGTGAGCGTAGATTTAAGCTTATCGATAATAGAACAAACTCTGAAGCTGATTTTGATTCAAAGGGTTCTGCAACATACTATTCAACTGGTTTAAGCTTATCAAAAGAAGCTACTGTAGTCAATCAGCGCGATGTTAGATTTGTTGAAGATAGACTTTACGAAGAACTTCCAGTAAGACGTACTAGTACTTCTCAAAGAGTTCTGTTCAGTGTTTTCCGTGGTCATGATCCAGTAGCACAAACATTTACTGTGCAATCAGATGGTGGAGCATCAGTTACTTCAGTCGATCTATTCTTTTCTGAAGCTGGAAATCGTCCAGTAACAATTGAATTAAGAACAACTAATCAAGGTATTCCATCAACTAAAATTCTACCATTTTCTATTGTAACAAAAACACCAGCAGAAATTAGTGTTTCTAACGATGGTTCTGTAGCAACAACATTCGCATTTGAAGCTCCGCTTTACTTAATGGAAGGTGAGACATACGCGCTTATTGTTAAGACCGATGAGCCAGGATGTAAATTCTTTGTTTCTGAAGTAGGTCAAACCGATACAGTTACTGGTAATGTAATTACGTCACAGCCACTTACTGGGTCTCTTTACTTATCGCAAAACAGTTTAGAGTTTGAAATTAATCCTTTGTTGGATATGAAGTTTAATCTTCGCAAAGCTGTATATTCCACAACTCCAGTAACTGTTGATTTAAAAACGTCTACTCCTGACATTATGACATTGCAGGATAATCCATTTACCGTTGCAACTGGGACAAATAAAGTTAGAGTTTCGGCGCGCAATCATGGATTTAGATCTAATGATATTGTTGTAATTTCTAATGTTGCCGATGGAATCTATGGTGCTGACGGTGTAAATGGCATTCCTGCAGCTCTATTAAATGGTCAACATACAGTAATTGCAACTGGATTAGATAAAGATTCATTCATCATTGAAATTGAAACTACTGATGGAAATAGCCAATCATTAATTGTAGGAGCTCTTTCAGATTTTAAGCGTGGAGAATACGGTGGTAGCGGTATTCTTATGACAAGACAATTGAATATGGATATGGCTTATATTAAATCTGGAGCGACAGCTGTAAAAGGAACTGATATTGCTTATTCAATCAACCATGAGCAATTTGGTATTAATACTTTCAGAAATGTTGTAGGCGATTCAAACTATATGTTTGGTGAAAGACAAACCATTCTTTCTTATGAAAACCAAACAATAGTTTCCTCATCGCCATTAGTTAAAAGAAGTTCTTTAAGACTTAAAGCCACATTAACAACAGATAATCCTAATGTATCACCTTCGCTTGATCTTCAAAAGGGTGCTGTTTATATTGTTTCAAATTTAATTAATGATAATTCACAAAATAACGTTAATGTCTTAGAACTTGATGCTACAGATTTACTTACTCCAGCTCTTGAAAATGTTACTGTAACTGATACAAAAGATGGTGGTGTTGGTACACTTACATCCAGCACTTCATCAACCGCAGTAACTATTGCGGCTCCAGGTCTTGATATTACTTGGATGGCAGATCAGGGCGATTATTTACTTAATGCTTCTGGAACCTTTATCGGTGAAATTGATGAAGTGGTTAGTGGCACTTCGGTAACATTAAGAGCAAATGCTGCATCTACAGAATCGGCAATATCATTCCAAATTCAAAATAATAATCACGTAAAGTTTTATAACTTAGCGGGTAAAGGTATTATTGAAACAAGCTTTGATACTGCTGATAACTTAATTGGAAACGCTTCAATTGGTAAATGGTTGTATATCAATGGAATGTCTAATCAAGTAGATGGTTATCATCAAATTGAAGATGTTCTTATTGAAAGTGCTGAACCAGGTCGTCCTGGAAATATTGATGGTGATAGAGTTGTAATTACACTTTCTAATCAATTTAATGTAGACAATGTAATGAGACTTAATATTGCATCTGACTATTTTGAATATTATGGCTCAGGTTTGATTACAACCAATGGTACTACAACTGTAACTGGTTCAGGTGGATCTAACTTTAATATTGAAGTTGCGGTTGGACAAGTTCTTTACTCAAATTCAGGAGTAAACTTAGGAACTGTTGCGTCTATTACTTCAGCTACTTCTCTTGAACTTGAGGCAAATTCTGCGGCTACTGTAAGCGGTGTTAAATATGCTATTAGAGATACATGGTCTCCAGCAGCATATACTATTCAGCAGCTAGATAAGTTCGTTGAAGACTATGCGCCTTCTGGAACATATAACTACGCAAACTATATTACAAGACCTCTATACTTAAATGAACCCGCTGATTCTATTAAAATCATTTTTGATGCTGAGATTCCAGTTTCTACTGATGTAGATGTTTATTATAGAACTACAACAGGTACTGAAGATATTAACGGTAAAATATTTACGAATACTGGCTTTATAAATAATACTATAAACCCAGACGGGGAATTTACCCAGCGTGAAATTACAATTGCTGATGTTGATCCATACACTAAGATTAGTATTAAAATTGTAATGAAATCTACTAATACGGTACATGTACCAAAAATTAAAAACTTAAGACTTATCGCATATTCATAATGACAAAATTGCAAGTAGATGGTTACTCAAATCTAGTTAAAGATCCCACAACAGGTGGGATCACTAACGGCGATCCACAATCTTATAAAGAATATAAGAAAAAAAGAGAAGCTGCATTGCATAGAATAAATGAAAAAAACGCTCTGGAAAACAGGGTAATAAGCGTTGAAACTGATATAAATAAAGTTAAATCGGACGTCAATGACATTAAAAATATGCTTATGAGTATAATTGACAAATTAACCTAGGAAGATAACCAATGGCTGCAATAACATTAAGATCGGTTAAAGGTTCCCCTCTCACAAATAATGAGGTGGACGCTAACTTTACAAATTTAAATACAGCAATCGCTGACTTAGAAAACGTTGTTGGTCCATCCAACATTAACGAGTCTATTTCAGATATTGTTGGAGGAATGGTTTCGGGTAATACTGAATCGGGCATTTCAGTAACATATGATGATGCTGATAATACTCTTGATTTTGATGTTGCTGATTTCTCAATCACACTCACAGGTGATGTTACAGGTTCGGGTACAGTAACCAATCTCGGAAATGTATCATTTGCTGCAACTGTTGCAGATAATAGTCACAACCATACTTCATCTAATATTTCAGATTTTAATGAAGCTGTTGCTGATACTATTGGCGCAATGGTTACATCAAACACAGAATCTGGTATTGCAGTGACTTATCAGGATGGTGATAATACACTTGATTTTGATGTTGCTGATTTTTCTATCACCATGACAGGTGATGCTACTGGTACTGGTACAGTTACTAATCTTGGTAATGTATCAATTGCAATGGATGTTTCTTCTATTACAGGTAATTTAGGTGTTTCTGGTACAGTCACTGCAGCCGACTTCAATACCACATCTGATATTTCTCTTAAGCAGAACATTAATGTAATTGATTCAGCTCTTTCTAAGATTTCGCAGCTTAATGGTTATACCTTCAATTGGAAGAATAACGATAAAGAAGCTGTTGGTATTATGGCTCAAGAAGTGGAGAAAGTTCTTCCACAAATCGTAGCTACTGGTGAAGATGGTTATAAGAAAGTTTCTTATGACTCATTGATTCCTTTGTTAATCGAAGCGGTTAAAGAACTTTCCGCAAAAGTAAAATAAAAAAAACTATAAGCTAATAGTTCAAATTAAGGAGAACGAAGATGGCTATTCAAGTATCAGGTACTACGGTAATCGACAACAGTCGAATCTTACAAAATATTGTTGGTATGAATGGTGCATATAATAATTTGCAACCAATTACTAGCAATACTACTTCAGTTATTGATTTTAATACACCATTACTTATTAGCACTATGACTGCTAATAGAACATTCAGTGAATCTAATAAATCCGCAGGTCATACCGCATTGTTGGTATTAGATAGATCTGGGTCTAGTTATACACCTAGTTGGTCAATTAATATTAAGTGGCCGGCTGCTGAAGAGCCAATATGGGCAGATCATAGATATTGGACAGTTACATTTATTTGCGTAGATTCTAGTACTGTTAGAGCAACAGCTGTTGGATACAACGGTTAATTTTGAAGGAGAATCAGAATGAGTCTACCTCATACTTTTATTATTAATTCAAGCGCCGGGTCCGGTGGCGCGCCGATCCCGCCTGGCCAAGCTGAATATCGATCACCAGGTACATATAGTTGGACTGCGCCTGCAGGTGTTACTGAAGTTTCAGTAGTAGTAGTCGGTGCTGGCGGCGGCGGTGGGCCCGCATCAAGTTATGGTGGTGGCGGTGGTGGAGCTCTAGCATATAAAAATAATGTTTCAGTTACTCCTGGATCTACATACCAAGTTTCTGTTGGGACAGCTCCTGACGCTGGTAGTAGTTCAAGCGCGACGTCAAGCTCTTTTAACAACCAAACCACTGCCGGTGGTGGTACTACCGGTTCGTCCAGTGGCACCGCGGGCGTGCCCGGGACGAGCAGTGGATCATATGATGGCGGCGGCAATGGCGGCTATGGAGGTGAATCAGAGGGCAACCAGGGTCCTGGCCCAGGTGGTGGAGGTGGTGCTGGAGGATACAGCGGCAATGGCGGCCAAGCCGCGGGTAAAAACACCGCCGCCG